ACGGACGGTCTAGCGTCGTAGCAACAAAGGTTCGCGATACAGTACGCGCAGTCAAACCCAGCTTAATGCGCGTATTCATGTCAACTGCTCGGCCTGTTGAGTTCATCCCCAAAGGCCCAGAGGATGTGGCTTTTGCCGAGCAGGCGACAGACTATATGCACTATGTGTTCAATCAGAATGACGGCTTTCGCGTTCTAAACGATGCATTCCATGACGCTCTGGTTAAAAAGCAAGGGATCGTGAAAGTCTATTGGGACACTCGATACCGCACAGAAACTTACAGCTACACAGACCTAACGCAAGAAGAGCGTGATTACATCCTGTCTGACATGGGCATCTCAGTCATTGAAGAAACAATGACCATGACAGTTGAGATGGATCAGATGGGCATGGAAGTTGAGCTGCCAAGCTACTCGCTAAAAGTCAGCCGATCCATTCCAGAGGGCAAGCTGCGCATTGAGAGCGTACCGCCAGAGGAGTTTTTCGTAAACTCGCAGGCTCGGACGCTAGAAGATGCTTACGTTGTCTGTCACCGCTCTGAGGTTCGTGTAGGTGAGCTTGTAGAGATGGGCTACCCATTTGAGGAAGTCTATGATCTAGACAGCCTGTACGGCGCGTCAGACATATCTGAAGCAGAAGACATTGAGCGTCGTGGCTACTCACAAGACGACTACGAGGATCAGTCAGGCGATCCAGCAATGCGCAACGTAGCCATTACTGAAGCCTATATGCGTTTGGACGTAGAAGGCACAGGCGTTCCAGTTCTACACCGCTTTATCTGCGGTGGGTCAAACTACAAGCTGCTGGACTTTGATCGAGTAGACGAAGTGCCGTTTGCTGTGTTTGAGGTCGATCCAGAGCCGCACACAATGTATGGCCGCTCACTTGCTGAGCTGATTATGGACGATCAAGACGCAGCTACATCAATCATTCGTGGCGTGCTTGATAACGTCGCCATGACAAACAACCCACGCATTGGGATCGTCGACGGCGCTGTCAATATTGACGATGTACTTAACAACGAAATTGGAGCCGTTGTGCGTATGCGTCAGGCTGGGGCAGTTCAAGACCTAGCAGTGCCATTCACAGCAGGGCAGACGCTGAGCGCATTGCAGTACATGGATGCGCTGGTTGAGCAGAAAACTGGAGTGACACAGAATGTCGCACTAAATCCAGATGCCATGCAGTCAACCACTGCGGCAGGAGTTCAGGCAACAGTTGATGCAGCGGCTGCGCAGGTTGAGGTTATGGTTCGCAATCTGTCAGAGGGCATGCGTCGTATGTTCGGCCTACTACTGCGTCTGCATGTTAAGCACACAGACGAAGAACAACTGATGCGCATGAATGGACAGTTCGTGCCTGTTGATCCGCGTGTCTGGAACGCAGACATGGATGTGCAGGTGAATGTTGGCTTAGGCACTGGCAGAGAACAAGAAAAAGCTGCCGCGCTGCAAGGCGTCTTGCAAATCCAGCAACAAGTATATCAGAACTACGGCCCAATGAATGGGTTGGTTTCGCTGACAAACATTCGTAACACTCTGGCAGACGTTCTAGCCGCGTCAGGTGTTCGTAATGCAGAACGCTACTTTGCACCGATCACACCTGAGATTGAACAGCAGATGTTGATGTTGCAGCAGCAACAGCAGGCGCAGATGGCGCAGGGTCAGCCCGATCCGAATGCAGCATTCTTGCAGGCTGAGCAAATCAAGGCGCAAGCTAAGATGCAGTCTGATGCAATGAAAATGCAGTTGGATGCTCAGAAAGCTGCGGCAGAAGATGACCGCAAGCGTGACCAAATGGCCCAAGACCTTTTGGTTGATGCGGCTAAAATTTATGGTCAGTATGGCACAAACGTAGATGTTGCGCGGATCAAAGCCGAGCAAGACAAAGTGCGCCAAGTTGCAAACATTGCTAGAGGTCGGTGAGCGTGAGTACAGACATACGCATAAAGGCTGATGAGGCCAAAAGATTAAAGAACGACACTGCTTTCGGGCAGTTCGTTCAAGAGGTTCGTGAAAGCCAGATGATGGTTTTTGCAAACAGCGCAGCTCACGAAGTTGAGCGGCGTGAAGAGGCGCACGCAATCATTCGTGCGCTAAACCTGATCGAAGTGAACCTTGACGCCGCGATTGCGGCAGAGACACTTTTAGATCGTAAAAAATAAGGAAGTAGCACCGTGGAAAATGCGACTACTATTGAGGAAGCAGTAAGCCTAATTACTGAACCGACTGAAGCCCCAGAAGCCGAGGCACCTGTTGAGCAGGCAGCCGAAGCAGAAGAGGTTGAGGTTATTGATGAACCAACTGAAGCAGAAGAGCCAACTCAAGAGTTTGAGAGCGATGATGACGATGTTGATTTAGATGACGTTGAATTAGATACCACTCCAGAGATTGAAGCGACTGAGGAAACCAATTTCATCCCCGTTAAAGTAAACGGCAAAGAAGAAATGTGGACACTGGATCAGTTGAAACAGTCGGCTGCGGGTCAGGGTTACATCAATCAACGCATGCAAGAAGTTGCGCAACTTGAAAAGCAAAACAAGGCACAAGCGCAACAATTAGCTGAGCAGCGACAGCAATTCCTGCAGCTGCAACAGACGACACAACAAATTGGTATGACGCCACCAAAACCTCCATCTAAGGAAATGTTCGATAGTGACCCCATTGGTTATATGGAAGCTAAAATGAACTATGATGAGCAAGTAGGGCAGTATAACCAACGTGTTGCACAAATAAAGCAACTACAGCAGCAGCAAAATGCAGCAGCTCAACAGCAGCGGGAAACCTACCTGCAAGAGCAAGCTAAACTTTTGCAGCAGCACATCCCTGAGATTGCCGATCCTGAAAAGGGCGACAAGCTCAAGGCTGACTTGATAAAAACTGGGTCACATTACGGATTTACTGAACAAGAAATTCAAGGTGTGACTGATGCGCGTTATGTGCGTGCATTGAACGATGCAATGAAATGGCGTCGTTTGCAGGACAAGAAGTTGCAAGCAACCAAGGGCGAAGCCCCTAAGACTGTTGTGAAGGCTGGCGCTAAGCGTCGTGCAGGAGATGGTGAAGCTGCGGCTCGCAAGAAGCAGCAAGCTAAGCTGCGTAAATCTGGTCGGATTGAGGACGCCCTCAGTCTAATGATGAAGCCTTAAACTGGAGTAAGAAACCATGGCACAACCAACCAACACATTTGACAGCTACGATGCTGTCGGCATCCGTGAGGATTTGAGTGATATCATCACCAACATCTCACCAGAAGAAACACCGTTCTACACTAAGTGTCGCAAAACATCTGCGTCAAACACTTTGGTTGAATGGCAAACTGATGCGTTACGCAGTTCTGCGGCCAATGCGCATATCGAAGGTGACGATACAGTTGCAGATGCGGCAACAGCTACATCTCGTCTGAACAACCGCACACAAATCTTCAAAAACGCTGTAACTGTTCCAGATACAGATGAAGGTTTGGACAAAGCGGGTCGTGCGCAAGAAATTGCGTATCAGACACTGAAGATCGCCAAAGAGCAAAAGTTGGACATCGAGAAAGCTCTTTTCGACAACAACGCAAAAGTTGCGGGTTCTGCAACTGTTGCGCGTGAGCTTGCTGGTGCGCCTGCATGGTTGACATCAAACACAGACTTTGGTGCTAACGAAGGTGCAGACCCAACTGGTGACGGCACAGACGCTCGTACAGACGAAACAACAACATTGATCGCGTTCTCACAAGCACGCTTTGATGGTGTTATGCAGTCTATCTGGGAAAACGGTGGCAACCCTGACACTGTATATCTATCAGCGTTCCAAATGAACGTTGCTCTAGGTTTCACAGGTAACAACAACCAGCGTTCATCAGTACAAGCTGGCGACGAGCGTGTTGTTAAGTCACTTGCAGTGTATGTAACTCCTTGGGGAACTATTGAGTTCATGCCTTCTCGTGAGAACCGTTCTCGTGACGTCTTCATCATGCAAGACGACATGTGGGAAGTTGCAACACTTCGCCCAACTAAAAACATCGAGTTGGCGAAAACTGGCGATGCAACAAAGCGTCAGGTTGTAACTGAACTTACATTGTGCGCGAAGAACGAAGCTGCAAACGGCGGCGTGTTCGACAACACAACATCATAACGTCATAACGTTATTAGAGGGGCTTAGCGGCCCCTCTTTTTAAAGGAGATTGCAATGAGAGTTTTAGTTAAGTACCGCAGCATGTCCACATGTGCGGGTCGTGTTAAAAACGGTGATATTGTTGATCTGCCAGAAGCAGAAATAAAACGCATTTTAACAACTAAGCCAAATGCACTTGAAATTTTGCCAGAATTACCGACTGAAAAGCCTACGCCTAAAAAGCCTGTAGCAAAGAAAGCACCAGCGAAGCGCAAGCGTGCGCGTAAGGCAGACGGTACGCTAAAGGCTGATGATCCATCCACACCAGATATCAATGAGGCATGGGAAGATGGCAAACACCTCAACTAAAATCAAAGAAAAAATATACGTTGATGGCGATCAAATCATTGTTAAGAAGACGCATGACGCAACAGTAGCTCTAAAAGACGCCGAGTATGCTCGGCAACGCACAGAGAACTCGTTTGCTTCCGATTACAAGCATGTCGGCAACGTGGACATGGCTATGCTAAATATTTGGCTAAAAGAGGCTGGAGTAGCATGGACAGATACACAAGCAGTGAAAGATGTGATAAAAAGGAAGTTAATGAGTAACGAGTTCAAAAGCCTGCGCGTGTGGGAAGGTAGCTACTGATGGAAGTGAACTTTGAGATGATAAATGCTGTGATGCAATGGATCGTTTTGCCGATTGCTGGAGTTGTTGTTTATATGTTCAACAAGCAGAACAATCATCACACTGACATAGCAGTTCTCAAGTCACTTCAAGAGGCCACTAAGACCTCACATGATCGTGAGATGAAAGAGATGAAAACAACTATCGCCGCAATATTCACCAAGCTCGACAATATCGAGCAGGCTTTGCGCAAATAAATACGCAAACAGATGGATCAAAAAGCAATCATATCAGTGCTTTTTGCAGCGGTCATGGGCCTAATAGGGTGGAACATTAAGACCACTAACGAATTACAATTATCAGTGCAAAGGCTGGAGATTATTCTGCTGAATGATGCTCTTGTGAAATGACATGGCTATACTTGAGAGCATTGCCGCTGCGAACGCCGCTTATTCGGTTATCAAAACTGCTCTTGGTAATGGTAAAGAGACTGCGGGCCTTATCGGCGCAGTGGGTAAGTTTCTTTCTGCGGAAGAAGATGTAAAAGAAGCCGTACAGAAAAAGAAGAACAGTCCACTTACTGCAATCGCTGGTGGCGCAGAGGGCGATTGGGAAGAGTTCCAAGCATTAGAACAAATACGCCAGAAACGCGCTGAACTCGAAAGCTATGTAAGACTATACTGCGAGCCAGGCACATGGCAACGCTGGCAGCAGTGGCAGCTAGAAGCTCGCAAGCAAAGGCAAGCTGCAAAGAGGGCTGCGCATGAGGCTCATCAGAAAAAGATGGAAATTATCGGTTATGCTGTTGCTGGGCTAGTCGCCTTTGGTGGCGTAATTTTGGCAATTTACTATTTAGGTGTATACATGGGGAAGTGGTAAACAAGTACGTGGTGTATGACAGAGATGGAAAGGTCGTCATAATCACCAGCAATAAGAGGATTGCAGAACACTATGCCAGCAACAATAATTGATGATTATAAAATATTCCCACGACTGATGATGTTAGTCGTGACGATCTTAACCTACCAAAGCGTCCACTGGTACATGTCCTTGCCTGACCCTACGAATGGCCAAGCGGGGCTTGTTAGCGTCTGTATGGGCGCTCTCACAGGCTGCTTTGGTATCTGGATGAATAAGGAGGCCGCAAAATGATACAGGCTCTCATAGGCCCACTGACAGAGCTGGCAGGCGGTTGGCTAAAGGGCAAAGCAGATGCGCAAGCTGCGGCTGCTAATCTGAAGCTCGTTGAGGCAGAAGCCAAGGCGACAATAATGAAGTCGGCAGCTACGTCAGAGGCCGAATGGGAAAAGATTATGGCGCAGGGCAGTCAGTCGTCATGGAAAGACGAATGGCTGACTATACTGTTCTCTGTGCCGCTTGTGCTGTGTTTTACAGGCGAGTGGGGCCGTCAGACAGTCTCAGATGGCTTTGCCGCGCTAGAAAGTATGCCTGAGTGGTATCAGTACACGTTGGGCGTGATCGTAGCTGCCTCGTTTGGTGTACGATCAGCAACTAAGTTTTTCGGAGGGAAAAAATGAGCGAAGCAATGAAAACGCTGCAAGCAAAGTGCGGAGCAACGCCAGACGGCGCATTCGGCCCCAACACTGCCAAAGCGATTATGAAGCACTATGACTTTACCCCACTACGAGCTGCCCACATTCTGGGGCAGTGTTCGCACGAAAGTGCGGGGTTTAAGCGTACTAAAGAAAGTCTTTATTATAGTACTCCTGAGCGTATTCAAGCGGTCTGGCCGTCGCGCTTCCCGACAGTTGAGGATGCTGTGCCGTATATCAAGAATACCGCGAAGCTGGCAGGCAAGGTCTATGCTGGGCGCATGGGCAATGCCACAGAACAAGAAGCGGCAAAATTTTTGGGCAGAGGATTTGTCCAGCTCACCGGGCATAGCAACTATAAATCGTTTGCCACAGACATGCGCCTTCCAGAAGTGCTGCAAGACCCATCACTGGTTGAGAATGAATACGCATTTGAAAGCGCGATCTGGTTCTTTGACAAAAACAAGCTGTGGGACATTGCCGACAAAGGCACAGATGTTGGAGTGATTGAGGATTTGACCAAGAGGATCAATGGCGGCAATCACGGTCTGTATGATCGGATTGAGCAGACGCAAAAGATTTACGGCTGGCTGTCTTAATCAATATCCATTGCGTCTGATCCGCGTTGGATCATGTCGGCATGCATATTTGAGCAGATGTTTAATAATGCAATGTAGGCACGAACAAGTGCCTCTTGCTCTTTGTCGCCTCTCATCCAACGATCTTGCGGCAAGCCGCGCTCTGCTCGTTCAACAATCTTGGCTGCGATTGTAAAATACTCTGGTATGTCACTCATCTTTTTCTCCCTCTCTTTCAGTCCAATGATAGATGCGATGGCAGTTGGCGCAAAGCGGAATGCATTTTTCGGCCTCTTCATATGCTTTCTTAATGCTCCCTCGCTGTAACAATTCACTAACCTTCTTATCGCCTGATGCGTCTGGGTGGTGGAAGTCTATAACTGCTGGGTGCTGTATTCCACAAAAAAAGCAGGCCAAGCCTGCTTTGTATTCTTGAAACTTATCGCGCTGCTCTTTCTTTCGCTTTTTCGTGCGCTCAAGAGTTTTCTCACGGTTCCGCTGATACCATTCAGCGCCGTACTCTTTCGCATGTTGTGCGCGCTTATCCTTGTCCTTGTAGGGCAAGGGCGGCTCCTCTTGTATTGGCTAATTAAGAGCATACCACAAAAGTCACTGGTTAGGGCGTAGCTTGGGCCGTATAGACTGCGACAATTTGTCAGTCCTGATGCACCACATATTAACGTCACCGTCTGCGTACATGTATTCCGACATGTCCTCATTGTCGCGGATCATAACCTGACATGCCTCATAAGAGGGCAGCAGTATATACGACTGTATATCCATGCCTCTCACTGCGTATTCAATGTAGAATGCTGTGAAAAACTCCATTGTACTCACTCCCTGTTTTGGTAAATTGTCGCGGTGGGCCGTGGTGCGCAATCAATTCGGTTTTGTTGGTTGCTACCTTTCCGCTTGTATCCCGACACTACAGCACGGCCCACACGACTTAATTCCTAACCTTCTGATGAAACACCAGATCGGTCACTGGGCGAGGCAGCTTGAACCGCTCGATTGTCGCGGAAACTTGCACCTCTGTGAGCTGCAACACATCCATGATCTGCTCGGCAGTCAGGCCGTAGTTCAGCATCTTGTTGATCTGAATGCCACGCGGCGTACACTTCACCTTGTCTTTCAAGGCTTTGTTTGCTCGGGCGATTGCAAGCTCTTGGCTGATCTTGCTGCGCTGCATCAAGTTTCCAGTGTTGCTCGTATTGATTTGGCGCTCTTGCTTTAACGCCTTTAGTTTCATCATCATTGCTATTTCATCTTGCGTTGGGTCACGCTCAAATGCCTTTCTAAAGTTGTCTAGGCTTATGTCTACGTTATCCATGTTAATGCTATTGCGTCTATTCACACTAACTGTGTTCACCATTAGATCGGCGCTCCTGTCACGTCTGCTCGTTCTCTTTTCATCGTATCAACGATATGCTCTGCGGATGCTTGTATTGCATCAATATGCACTGCTGAAGCTGTTGGGTTTACTCTTGCGGCTTTGCAGTGCTTTACGATTTGCTCCAAATACTTTGCGATTTGGTTGTCTGTCATTACCAAACTCCTAATACGACACCAATGATCCAACCTAATACGGCAATGCCTGTGCCGCAAATTATAACGTAATCCTGCCAATCAGTTTTCATTTTCTAGCTCCTCAATTTTCTTTTCATGCTCTGCGATGCGGTCTTGCGCGTTGAATATAATGAGGTCAAATGCGGCCAGATCGGCGCTGATGCTACTCGATCTGACGCCGCTGTTCTGTGTGCGCATGCGATCCTGTGCTGCGCGTTGCTTGTTTATGAACGCTTGTTCAGTTGCGATCTGAAATTCTAATTCTTCTTTGGTCATGTCCATTTCCTTTCTGATGCATCATTGCTAGCAAACTTAAATCAGAATTGCTAGCAAAAAATTAACTATTGCAATAAAAAGTTGCTAGCACTATTACTAGGTAGAAGCTAGCAACACTGGGGTAACCATGAAAGAGCAAAAAGAACAGTGGAACCATCGGATCAAAGTCGAACTGGCTGATGGTATGCGTGAAGTCCAACGCAAGAGAAACGAAGAAAGCACAATGCGTGAGCTGACAGAAGAAGCCATTGCGCTGTTCTGTAAGGTCAACGGCGTGAAAGTTAAGGAAGCCGCATGACTGTCATCGTAGGCATAGACCCTGGCTTTTCAGGAGCAGTCGCATTTCTCTGGCCCAACATGAAGCTAGAAATACACGACATGCCTGTGCTGAAGAACGCCAAGGGCAAGACTGAGCTTAATCTGCACATACTGCACGAGCTGCTCACGCCAGAAGGTGACGAACCGCACATGGCGTTCATTGAGCAAGTGGCAGCAATGCGCGGTCAAGGCGTGTCGTCTATGTTTCGTTTCGGTGAGACATACGGCGCAACGCAGATGGCAGTCGCGGCTCACAAAATCCCAATACAGTACGTCACGCCTGCAAAGTGGAAAGGTCACTTTAGACTAAACCGCGACAAAGGTGTGTCGCGCGGTCTGGCAACGCAGCGCTTTCCAGACTGCGCAAAGATGTTCGAGCGCGTCAAAGACGACGGCAGGGCAGAAGCAGCGCTAATTGCGCTATATGGAAGTGAGGTAACAAAATGACAACCAAAGAAACATATGAGGTCAGTGATGGCCCAGCTGATTTGCAGTGGCGAGTGCATTTCAAAGAAAATTTTCCATCATGGTCAAATCACGGTTGGGACGTTCTTTCTAAAATTTCGTTTGACGCGGAAGAGACTAATCGTGATTGGGAAGGTGGTGTGGAATTTGAATGCGACTGCTGTGATGTAGGCAAGGCACTGCACGAAGCAATCGTTCCGATCATTCAAAAAACAAGAAAAGAATGCAGCGATTATGGATTACAACTCGGATACCTAGAGGCAATGACTGACCTGCATATTAAATTTGACCTCAGAGGCGATGGTAAAACAGCTAGAGTTAGCGTGCAGTGCGAAAACGAAGTTTTAGAAATTATCAGCGATCACAACTCGTTTTACATTACTGACGATCACGATGAAATGCTCTGCTTTGGCAACCCAGAAATTGTTGAGGATACTGACGATTACGTCATTCTTAAATTTCCCAAGGAGTATTGAGATGTCAAACGGCTTTGAAAAACACAGCATCAAGCACCTGTCAGCCTCATCCATTAACCTCTGGACGAACGCACCTGACGTTTGGGTCGCGCAGTATCTATTCGGCCTACGCACGCCAATGGGAGCGGCTGCTATGAGAGGCATTTGCACTGAGGATGCTGTGGTAGCCCATCTGACAGGCAAAAGCGACTGTGAGGCGGCTCTGAAGGCCGCTCTGGACAAGTTTGACAAGACCTTTCCCATTGCAGACGAAAAAACAACCAAAGAACGCGCGATGATTGAGCCTTGCATGACCCTCGCGCTAGAAGCACTGGCAGACTACGGCACACCAGAGTTTCCAGAGGAAGGTCAGGAAAAGATCAGCATAACAGCCAAGACAGACGACTACGAAATACCTGTGATTGGCTTCCTTGACCTCGTATTTCCAGAGGCAGGTTTGGTCATTGACCTAAAGACGACTGGCAGATGCCCAAGCACAATGTCGGCAGAGCATCAGCTTCAACGCGCAATCTACCAGAAAGCCAAAGGCAATCAGGCGGTTAAGTTCCTATACGTCACGCCAAAGAAAACAGCACTTTTAGAGGACGGCGATCCGAATGAATTACTTAGCAAGGCAAAGACGCAAATTACACGCATGGAGCGTTTCCTTAGATCAGGAACTAAACACG